ATACTTGTCGATATTGGTTGGCTTCTCCCCTATGTAAACAGGTCTGCCGATCACCAACTCATAGGTCCTAAAGGTGGTCTGTGCCATTAATCTATCTCCTCAACGTCGTCTTCGTTTGATGCATATGTCATTTGAATCTCAGAAAGGATCCCGATATTGTATCGGCTAGGTCTTGCATCCCAATTCTGAGGGCCCGTGAACATACACAAGTTTCCTTTCGGTATGTTTTCCATGTATCGGTAAGGGGCCAGTAAGTCAACATACGGCATAAGTTTCATAGTCACCGTAGGATCAGTACCAACATCACCAATATGGAAGATCCACGACTCATCTCGATCATTCCACTGGAACCTAACTTCATATGTCACACTATCAAGAACAATGCGGAAGCTTTGATCAGGATAGCCGTCAATAGAGAAGTCAAAAGTCCTTACAAATTGAGCCATTATTTACCCCCAAGTGAGTTAGGGTTGAATCCGGTAGGTCCTGCCTGATTAGGTCGGTAGATGTAGGAACCATCCGAGTAGTGGGTTGCAGATGTGTTACCAGTCATCCCCTCAAACCATCCCTGATATGTCTTACCTGCCTTACCTAAAAATCGGGATGTTTTCTTACCCTTATTGGCATCATCAACCGCTCCGCCCTCCGCTGTCTGCTTGGCACCTTTCTGGGCGTTACCCGCCTTCTTAGGATCAGCTGTTGCTGCCAGAACTGTCTTACCAATATCTCGCAGTCTGAATTCAGACATAGTGAAGTCAAACACCAATGCACCACCCTCTTGGGTGGTTCTCTGGGCATCTATCTTTGTGAAGACGTAGTTCTCTAGGATGTTGTCTTCAGTGACAAGAGTGACCATCTGACGTTTTTCCAAGATCTCTTTAAGGATCTCAAGAGCTTTTGCTGGACGCTTAGACTCTTTTGGATTTCCGTAGTCGGTATCCTTGTCGATATAGTTCTTATCGTTCATGATGAAAGGAGAATCAGTGACTCTGGCACTGAAACTGAATTCACCATCGTTTATGACCATGTGATCCGATGCTTTAGCTTTTGACTCGATTGCATAATCTGTCTTATCAGCTGACAAGCTATAACGGTGATCTTCAACAACGTCAAAAAGGATTAAGAGATCGTCCACAGTATTCTTGCTGTCGGCAATACTCTTACGTCCGCCGTTCACAAGACCTGATACGATCAGCGTATACTCTTTCTTATTGTCCTGTACTTGTTTCGCAGAATCAATCTTCGAATCAGGATTAGGTATTGACTTAGCCATTTAACCTCCTCTGGGATTATAAAAGTTTATCATAATCCAGTAAGTTACTCAATACAAAAACAGGGGCCGAAGCCCCTGTGATTATGGAGTGTTGCCACCCTGCATCAGCATGTTAATATTGAACATGTTGTTCTGGTCTACCGTAGCCTGAACCATATTCTGCAACTCACCTGCGTCGATCTTGATAGTCATTGCTGCTTCGACTTCTTGAACTGGCAAACGAGCTGGGAATGGGTTGGTAGGTGCCTGACTTACAGGTCCTAATCCATTTGACTGAAGGTAGTCAAGACGACGAGTATCTTTCTTCTGTGACTCTCCATTCCACCAATCAGCGATCCCGCTACCGACATCACCAAGTGTGGTATTCTTAGCCCACTGTCCGAAAGATGTATCCCCGATTGCAGCATCCGCAACACTGTCAGCTACATCGTACATGAATGCAACTTTCAATGCCTTACCTGCTGCTCCCATAGCGGTCAGCTTAGTTTTACCTGCGCCACCTCCCTTACCACCTTTCCCATCACCGCCTGCTCCTACTGCGCCGCCGATACTTGTCGCATCTTTAACAATCTTCAATGCGCCAGCAAGACCCGCAATGCTTTTCAGAATGTTGAAAAGTTTTGTAGCGGAAGCAACGAACAAGAGTACGCCAGCTGCGTATCCACCCCAGTCGAGAGCCTTACCAATAAGGTCCCCACTCACCCCTAACTTCTTAGCGTATTCCTCGAACACATCATTAATGAAGATGAAGGTATTGTAAACTAGGAGGCTTATGTCCTCAAGACCTTCCATGAAGCTACTGAAGAATTTACCGATTGCAGCACCTACGGATCCGTTATCAGACAAGATCTTAGCAAGATTATTGAAGATTGATGTCATTCTCTCACCAAAACCCCCTTGGAATACAGCATTAAGCCAGTTGTTCCAAGACTGGGTAAGACGCTGCATTGCTACACGGTTCCCTTTCAGTGCCATTTCTAATGCACCACCCTTCTGAGCGGCCTGTGCATAGTATTTAGCAACGAATGGAAGGACCTTAGCAGCCTTCAGTTCACCCTTTTGCATCTTGTCCATCAACTTCTCTACGTCGATGGTTGTATCACCAAAAGCTTCCTGTGCAGCTTTAACAAAAACCTGCATCGAACCCGGAATTCCCTCTGCTAATTGTTGCTTTAATTCTTCAGCCATGATCTGGCCTTTACCCATCATCTGCTGGATTGCAGTGATACCACGTTGGTATTTAACTGGGTCAACCTGAAGTGCCGTAGCGTACTCTGAGAAGCCCTTAAACAGGTCATCGTTCTGTGTCTTACTCAACACACCATCTGCTGCGATGGACATCTGTACGTAGCCCTGAGAGGCTTCTTTAAGGCTAAGACCTAAACGCATGGATTGGTCTTTAACGAACTGGATACGCTTACCAGCTTCTTCTGAGGAATCAGAAACCATCAACATTGTGGCCTCCAATCCTTGAAAGAACTGTCCCTGCTGTAAGACAGACTTACCTGCGGCAAATGCACCATAGGAGGCGGTTGCAGCTACCATTGAGGAACGGAGGGTCCCCATTGCACCACCTAGACTCATCGCGCCGCTCTGTGCTTTGCGGAATTGTCCTTCCAGTGCAGAAACGGATGCACGGTACTTAGCAGCACTCATACTACCAGCAAGGAACTCTTTACGTAAAGACTGAAGTCCTTTAAGCTGTGAGCTGTAGTTGGCACCATACTTAGAACGTAAACGAACGTCCTGAACATCTACAGCGTCCTGACGTGAACGAGCACCACGTGCAGCTTTTAGTTCAGCTGGGCTGGGAGCTTTAGGTTTTGGAGCGGGAGCTGGTTTAGGTGCAGGGGTTGGCTTAGCCGCATGAGGACCATATCTCTCATCATGGCGGCGAGTTCTTTCAGGATCCCACTGTGAAGCTTTCTTAGCATCACCGACCATACCAGTACCACGACCTTCAATTGCAGAAGGTAGTGTGATAATTGGTGGTGGGTTACGGCGTCCTGTCGGAGCTCCAAGAGTATTACCAGCCTTCTTGGCTTCACGTTGCTGGGCCATGTAGAATTTACGCATTGCAGAGATGTCGTGGTCTTTATTCGTCATCCCTTTAACGTGTTGCTTGAATCGAGTTGCAGCTTGCTTACGAATAGCTTCGGCGCTCTTGACTTCTTTCTTGTGAAGTGCCATTCTGTAATCAGAAGCTTTCTTCTCTTCTCGTTTACGTGTCTCAGCTAAACGGCGGTTTACTTTGTCGATATCGGTGGAGGTTTTAACGAATCTTTTAACAGGATCGTTTTTGGCACCCTTAGCACTCCCACCTTCCCATGTCTGCTGAACCTTCTTGATGGCCTTGATAGCTTTGCCATAAGAGGTGTTGTCAACATCAAAGATAACCTTGTTGACTGTACTTGTTACTACTTGGTTTCCACCTGCCATCATCCTCTCCAAAAGTAAAAAGGCCAAGACCTTATTAAAGATCTTGGCCTTTACCGTTATCTTCTGCGTGGCGTATTCGCATTCGCCGTCGCACGTGTAGCGTCCTGTTCCTTTTGATCCGTTTCGGTGATATAGTTCTCTATGTCGAGATATTCGTTAAGCTTCAGGAGATAGGCCATATCCCCAGTTTCAAGACTCAACCTATTCTCACCTTTAAAGTTCTTCAGAACTCGGCAATACATCCAGTCAAACCACCCAAGCGTTGAGTGTTCTTTGGAATACTTCACAGCTCTCAGTACAGGATCGCTCACTCGTTTATTGGACGATTGACTTATTCCTGATCCTGATCCATCTCGTCCAGTTGTTTCACCAGACCGAACTGAGCCAGAAGTTTCGGAAGGGTCGCGAAACCGTCTTTCGTGAAAAAACAGCCATAGTTCGCTTTAAGAACCTCTCCCAGTAAAGTCATCATACCCATAAGGTCATCTTGGAAGACTTCATCAATGTTGATTCCGCCGCCCATGCTGTTGCATTCAACGTTCTCTAGGATCAGGTTGATCATTCGCATAACGCCTTGCTCTTCACCGTCTTCTTCGAGGGTGTTGAACAGGTAAATCATTGCTTTAGGTAACGCATCTTCAAAGTTAGCGCCGCCGGAGATGGCAGAGCCCGCTAATGTAGAGATAGGAACCGCCAAATAGCGTCCAATCTTAGGTAGGTTCATCATGGCCTTAGTAGGGGACCAATGGTGAATGATAAACTCATTCTTACCAATTACTTTTACTGTCTGTGGAATCTTAGCAAACATTCGTGTACACTCCTGTGTCTTGAATTGGTTATCCTGTTGCGTGAATAAGGCCACATCCTTGTGGCTCACGTTTTATCTTAGAAGCTCAGGCCAGTAAGACCAGCAAGACCGAAGATGCCTGCCAGTTCGTCTGGGTGAAGCCATGCGTCAACTACGCCGATTTCCCAGTCCATCTGACCAACTTCAGTACCGTAGGACAAATCAGGCTGACGCTGGATCCAACCGTAAGTTGACAGGGACATGCCCTGAGAACCTACGAGGTTTACTGGGAAGAAGATCAGGCCAGTAACAGAAGCAGCTTTCTGGAAGTTAGCCAGCATACCGTTCCAAGGAGAGGTGTTCTGCAAGGAGACAGTAACAACACCAGATTGGTTACGGGACAATGCTACAGAGACTTCACCATCAACACCTACGTGAGGGATGGCGTTATCTTCGTTACGGGATACCTTAATCTTGGTATCTGCGGCATAACCGCTAA